GTGTATATATATATATATATACATATGGGTCTGGTACTGCTATGCTATGATATGCTATCTATGTATATATATATATATATATATATATATTTATTTATCTCTCTTTTTCTTTTTTTTATCTCTCTTAGGGTGGGTATCTATGTATCTGTCTATATGTATATACTACCCACTATTTACTCTACGAACTACGAACATGTCAAAATATCCATGAAATTCAGTAACTTATGGGGTAAAAAGTGCCTCACAATTACCCCCTAACCAGCACGCTATCTACTCGTCCGTATCCTCATTTGAGGTGATTTTACCCGAACTAGGGCCAAGAGGGACAAAGGTGGGGTCAGCCTCTAAGCCATGCATGGGATTGGAAATGAACCAAAACACATCCCCCCAAGCCTGTTCCTCAATGCGGGCCAGACAGAATGAAACGTAGTCCGCATCGTTGGGCATCCACATTGTCGGGTGTTCGCGGATCAACTGCGCCGCCGCCGTTAGATCACCCACCGTGGTAAGGTTTTGACGGCTGAGATCACGCACCAGTGTGCTGTCGATAATTGTAAAGAACAGCGGTATTTCGTCGTGCTGACCCTCTGAGAGCATGCGGTTTAATCCGACCAAATATGCCTCACGATGCGATTTGCGGAGTTCTATGTTATCATATCGTCTTTCGCGCAGCCACTCACGCCGATGCCACAGAGAGTTATTTTCCCGCCACCCTTGCTTCAATGTTACTGGAGAAATATTGAGGCGCGCGGCAACAACCGCAGTCAATTCACCGCCGCATATCGCAAAATACGGCTCAATGTAGCGCGCCCCCTTGTGGGTCAAATAATCCTCAAGGTCCATGTCAAGATTGGGGTTTGGCTTTGATGTGATTTTGAAAAGCGGCGGGTGTTCTTCTGGCGCATAGGTTACCTCGTGCAGCAGGGTGCAGTCCCAGCCGCGCGCCGCGCGTTCCTTGATCAGTGCGCGAGCCTTAACCTCAGCCTCTTCGCTATTCTCGTCGCCGTAATGGAACGTGTGCCGCTCCCCCTTCCTTTGCCACGGGTGCTGCGACTTCACAATGAACGCGCCTTTCTTGCTGTCAGCCATCAGACATCCTCCCCAACCAGAGCCTCGTCGCAGTCACCGCAGACCAGCCGCGATCCTGCCTTGGCCCACGCCTTCGCGTCACAGGTCGGGCATGAATGCTTGACCTTAGACTTGTCCTTGGCCTTCTCAGCCTTGGCGATGGGCTGAGTGAAGTACGGGATGTCAAACGGCATCAGGTCGGCCAGAGCCGCCGCGAAGGGGCCATCGGGGTCGATCATGTGGGTAACCTTGCGGCCAGTCATCTTGCCGCCCTCGCTGCCCGTGTCTGTGGGCGTGAGGCCCACGCGCATCATCAGTTCTGCCCACGCCTGATTGTGGTGGCCACCCTTAGATGGCTTGCCGAACTCCTCCTGCTCTAGGTGCGTCATCTCATGCACCAACGTGGACAGCACCGAGGCGATGTCCCGATCCATCGTGTTGGGGTTCAGGGCAATTTCGTGGGTCTTGTCGCCATCGCGGTGCGCAAACTGCTCCGCGTGGAAATACCCATGCGCGCCGCGCCTGCGTGTTAGCGTAAACATGACAGGCGGCAGGCGGTTTTCAAACAGTGCCTCGTTGAAAAAATCAAAGGCCCGCTCCAGCCCCACATAGGTTTCAGCGGATGGTGTCTTGTAATCGCTCATTGCTCATAAATCCCATAAATTGCGGCCATTGTGGCCATTGCGTCTGCTTCCGTGTCGTAGGATGGCATGATGCCCCACCGCCCAGTGACCTTGTGGGCCGCGCTGCGCAGTGCATCGTTTTTGGATTGGCTGGTCAGGAACTCCAGTTCCCAGTGACCCGTCTGTGATTGGTAGATGTACATGTTTGTTTCCTCCTGACCCCTGATACATCGTACGATGCACAGGGGTCAAGCACTATTTTCATTTAGATTTATACAAAAATCTCCGAGATACTCCCCCAAAGCTCTGACCTTGGTGCGCCGTGGGACTTGTCCACAACGCCACCATTATACTTTGGCCTCAAGAGGTTTATAAAAAACCCTTCAAAATTATTAAGATCACTTTCGGCGCAAGGCATAAAAATAACTTGGTCAAACTTTTTCTTTCCCTCGTTTTTATGGGTTGACACTCTTCCATATACTGACTTTGACTGACCAACATAAACAATCTCACTTTTTAACTTCAAAAAGTATATTCCACAAGTTGCGCTTGCAGCCTTTGTAATATCGACCGTGTTTTTGCTAACAAATTCCATGACTTCGGCCACGGCAGCGTCAACCGATTTGCGGCGGTATTTTACCTCTTCAAATTTTATACGGTTTAATTCTGCATCAAATTTACTCTTTTCCTCAGCAACACCCTTTTCTATCCCAATTTTTATCTCCAAAGTGCTTGAAATCAAATCATCATTATAGGATGCCATATATGCCAGAATATCAAAGCCCCTTACCAGTGCAACGTTTGGCCGTGGACGAAATGTTTCTGGGGCCATGGGGTCATTTGACAAGGCATCAGACAGTAGTCTTCCACGGTGAAACCTGAAATGGGACAAACAACTCCTAGAATACCATTTATCTGGCTCAATCTGGCTCGCATCAGTGATCGTTAAATCAGAAGACTTGACATACTCAATATCACCAGCCTTAACGTATTCCATTGCGTTTCCTTTCAATGATAATGGGGGCCGAAGCCCCCACCGATGATCACCAAGATGAGCGGTACTCTAGGTACCAAACATCGTCCTTGAACCCCTTCAGCACCGCCTCGATCTTCTCGACCGTGTACTTTAAGTCATGAAAGTACCAATCGTCGTATTCAGTGCCGCCAAAGAAGAAACCGCTTTGCACGGGCAAAAGTTGCGGGGCGAGGCTGTGGTCATCCATGACCCTCTTGCAGACATCTAAAAGTTCTTTGAGTTTGGCGTGATCCACGTCATGCGATTCGCACTCATCTTTGCCTTCCTGCACGTTCCTCACAAACCACGCATGGATGTGGTTTGCCTTGCGCCAGCAGATAGCCTCGACGCTCACCGAACTCACCTCAAATCCCTTCGGGATGCCGCTGATGCGTGGCTTCTTCTCGACCGACCAAAAATACTTTTTGGCCGTAAGATACATATCAAGTCCCATTTTAGTCTCCTATATTGCTGATGATGGTGGGCTGGCCTAAGCGACCAGACCCTTTGCTTTGATGCGGATGGTCTCGACCAGAATGGGCTTCTTGCAGAAGTCCATCTCCTGCTCGGTTAGGAACATGGTGAGCATGGACTGATCCAAGCGCATTTGCTCGGACAGGCACAGCTTGAGGTCACAGGTGACCCCCGTGAGGGTCTCCACGCCCATGGCCTTGATCTCGGCCTTGAGCGCGTCCAGCGCCTTGTTTGCCACATCGGCGGCGTTCTTGGCGGCGGCGTAACGGTCTGCTAGGGTGATGGTCATGTCGTTATCCAGTGTGTTTTGTGTTTCGGTGTAACTGAATTAACATCGTACTCCGTACGGGTCAACAACTATTTTCAGTATTGACAGAAATATTTTCGCGGTGTACCGATGTGGCACGGACAACACAAACAAGGATTACAACATGAGCAACCTCGAAAAGGCCCTGCTGGCCGATGGGTCGCCGCTGTCACTGCTGGCTCTGGCGCACATCGAAAACCAGAACGACTTCATCCGCAGCGTCGAAAAAAAGGTCACCAGCCTGTCAGCTGAGGTTGACCTATTGTCAGACCGTGGCTTCAAGAAGGCGGTGGCCCCAAACATCGAATGCATCCTTGCCCTGGAAGCGGTTGGGATGCGTGACGCAGCATCAATCCTACGGAGAATGAAATGATGATCGTTGATATTGCAGCAGTATGTCACGAAGCTAACCGCGCGCTGTGCGCCGTCAACGGCGATCACAGTCAGCCAAGCTGGAGTGTCGCGCCAGAGTGGCAGCGGGCAAGTGCCATTGATGGCGTGTTTCATGCCTACGCCTTCCCAGGTGCCACGCCCGAAGACAGCCACAATAATTGGATGGCGGGAAAGATTGCAGACGGCTGGGTGTGCGGCGAAGCCAAAGACCCCGTGGCCAAGACCCACCCCTGCATGGTGCCGTTTGACCAACTGCCAGAGTGGCAGCAAAAGAAGGACAAACTTTTCCTAGCAATCGTGAGGGCATTAGCATGAAACTGAAAAATTTAACAGAACTGGCCGACCTTCTGCGCGGCTTGGACAACAACAGCCTAAGCAGCAAGATGGGCTTCGACATGCAGTATTCCTACGAATACCGAAAGGGTACTTACCACCCCTGTGGGTCTGCCTGCTGCATTGGGGGTTGGGTGCAATACCGCAACCTAAACACGCGAGAAATGGAGTTGGAGGATGCTGTAAAAACCATCTGCCCGCCCAACATGTCGGTGCATGAAATCTATTGGCTGTGTTATCCAGATAAAGGTAGCGTGGCGTGGAATGCCACACCCCAGCAGGCAGCTAAGGCGGTTGAAATCCTGCGCGACACGGGTATCTGCAATTGGGAAGAGGCAATGAAATGAAAAAGAAAAAACTAAAACCATGCCCGTTTTGCGGCGGAAAAGCAGATTTTTTAATTGGCAGTGAGGGCAACGGCGGGGAATGGCATTATGTAGAATGCATTGAGTGTCAATCTAGCGGCCCTTACGTCAATTACGCTGACCACAATATTGCAATCAAAGATGCGCTATCCTTTGCATGGGACACCCGTGCCATCGACCCCGCTGCCATCCGTGAGGCTGCGCTGCGTGAGGCTGCTGATGTTGTGCATAAGTGGTGGTTTGGTGACGGAAATGAATTGCCTCAAGAACTTATCCTCGAACTAATCGGAGAAAAGAAATGAAACGAAACGTATATACCAACGTCACCCCGTTCGGCCTCTGCACCCCCAAGGAGCAGGCAGAGTTCCGCGCCATGCGGGACGCTGGCCACAAGATCATCATGTACGATATCGATGGCGAGTGGGTTGACGTAAACGCCCGCAGCTTCTCGCTGTCTGAAGTCTACCGAGTAAAAGCGGGGGAAGTGAAATGACCAATGAAGAGTTGATTAAGTGGCTGCGCAATTGGTACAGCCCAGAATGCCACACCGCCGCCAACCGCATTGAAGAACTGTTGCGTGACCTTAAATCCGTATTGGCCCGTGAGGTGGCGACCCAAGAACGCCACGACAACAAAATGGAAGCCCTAGAGGCCAAGCTGGCCAAAGCGGTGGAGGGGCTGCAGTTCTACACAGAGGGGGCTGACTACGAATACCATCAGGTGACACGGGACTGCGGCTGCTGCTCCGACATGGAAGACCCCATCATCCTAGACGATAAGGGTAACCTCGCCCGCCTCGTACTCGCTGAAATTAAAAAGGAAACAAAATGAAGACTGCCACCATTATTATTACCAACATCCTGCCCACTGGCACGACATTTGCTGTTTTGGCTGAAACTATGGATTCTGTATTTGTAAACGCCTCGGTCAGCAAATTTGCGGGACTTCAGGTGGGAGAGACGGTGCGGGCCGAGATCGTGCCGAACCACCAACAGCCAGATCGTACCCCGTGGCAGGCCACCAAGATCATGCGCAGCGCCGCCCCACCTGTGGTTGAACTAGAGCAGCGCGTGACTGACGAATTGTGGGTTGAGGAGGCTACCGCGAAGGAGTTGTCAGAGGCGCTGGGCGCTGACGAGGCTGCCGTTCAGGTGACCCTCGACCGCCTGATGTCGCAGGGCAAGATCAGGGCATATTCTGTGTATGCCATCGTATTGGGAGAAAAGAAATGATCCCCGTCTGGACAATCATGGCCCTGTCTCTGGGTGGGCCACTTGAGGCGCATCCGCCCAGCATCGCGCTGATGTTCCCGTCCTACGCTGAGTGCAGCGCCCAGATCAACGTCATGCGTGACGTGTTCGAGGCGCAGGGGCTGGACGTTCTAGGCGTACACTGCACGGGGACGGGCGCACCCAGCGTGTCGCCATTCCCCAAAAACAATCCGCGCGTGACGGTATCACGCTGATCATGAGGAACTGAAAAGATGAATGAAGTTAGAGTAATGACGGTATCAGCAGTCGCACTGCTGGCGCTCACGACCACATGGCTGTCGTGGTACACCATTGACCAAGGCGAGCGTGGTGTCCTGCTGCGCAACGGGGCCGTTATCGGGGTCGCGGATGCAGGACTGGGGTTCAAAATCCCGTTCATTGATGGGGTCAGCCGCATCAGCATCCAAAATCAGGCAAGACAGTATGAGGATGTACTGTCGTACTCCAAAGACCAGCAGACCGCATCCTTGAGGATTTCGGTCAGCTACCGCCTCCCCGCAGATCAGGTGGCGACAATCTATGCAGAGTACGGCGGACAGGATGGTATTGTCGCCCGCCTGCTGGATCGCCAACTGCCCGCTGCGGTAAAGGGTGTCTTTGGCCGCTACAACGCCGTCACGGCCATTCAAGATCGCCCACGCATGGCCGCAGAGATGCTTGACGTTCTGCAATCTGCCGTGAAAGGCCCGATCATCATCGACAGCCTGCAACTTGAAAACATCGACTTCTCTGACGCATATGAGGGTTCCATTGAGGATCGTATGCTGGCCGAGGTCGAGGTTCAGAAGGTCAAGCAGAACGCCGAGCGCGAGAAGATCACGGCTGAGATCACGGTGATCCAAGCGCAGGCAAGTGCCGACTCCAAGCTGGCCGAGGCCAAAGCCGCCGCCGAGGCTACCCGCATTCAGGGTGAAGCCGAAGCCGCCGCCATCAGGGCCAAGGGTGAGGCGCTGCGCGAGAATGCTGGCCTGATCGCCCTGACCCAAGCCGAGAAGTGGGACGGCGCGCTGCCCACCACCATGGTGCCAAACGGTGCCGTGCCATTCATGAACTTGGGCCAGTAATCCCGTCTGGCCCCGCCTATCGGTGGGGCCAACAACAACACCAAATGGAATAATGAAATGAAAAAACACAAGTATGAGATTGCCGTTGATCTGCTGCGCGAGGGCCTGTCCCGCAAGGCTGTGGCGGAGCATATGGGCGTACCTCTGACCAATGTCGAAAATTATATCGGATTTGCCCGCAGACATGGGATCAGCATCACGTCCGCAGAAAAGCACGAATTGCTACAGCGGCTGCCGCCAGAGGTCGCGGCGTGGCTTCGGAAGCAAACCCCAGAGGGGGCGACTATGGGTGACGTTATCTGCGCCATCGTGGTGGACGCTTACAATGAGGAGATTGAAAAGTGAGAGTAAGCAAACAAAAGATGCCAGAGGGCAGGGCAGCGAGCGACACGCCCAGCAGGTATGCCATCAGAGACGCGATCAGCGGCCCGCGCAGGACGGTCAACGTGCCAGTGATGTCAACGCACACCTTAGAGATGAAAACAGCGCCCGTCACAGTGGCGCGCGCACCATGGGAGATGGAAAATGGTTGAGATTAAGCGCGAGGCTGAAGATCGTCTGTCCGCCAAGATTTGGTGGTTCACCACGCACAGTGGGCAACTGGTGCTGCACTCCTACATGGAGGGGGAGAGACTGACCACACGCCACAAATACAGGGGCAAGGCGTGGTCAAATTATGATGAAAGATCATCGTCATTGCCCCGACCTACAGCCATACCTGATGATGTGATCGATGAGGCGATCTCACAGTTGACGATTGATATTTTTATTGGGTTTTCAGCGGAAAAGCACAAAATTGCGGAGCGCGCCATTGTCGCCGCCAAGGGGAAGATGAATAATGGATAACGATATGATTTTGCTTGTTATTTTTACTGCCTTTGCGGGGTTCGTAATGGGGTCAGTTTCTGAGGGCATCACATACAGGGCGCAGGCCTTCGAGCGTGGCTATATGCAATACTGCCCACCATATGATGGGGCTTGGGCTTGGAAAGGGGAGTGTGGAAAATGATGGATCAAGATGCAAAAGATGTCCTGTTCTTTTTTGTGGGCATGGTTCTGGTGTGTACGTTTGCTTTTGTTGTGGTCTCTTGGGCTAAAAAGCTCAGCCCCATGCAGCTATGCATTAAGGCTGGCTACGAGTGGATCGACGGGGACTGTGTCAAATGACCCCGCATGAAGCACTTGAGGAGCTTAAGAACATGACAACCTGCCGCTGCGATGAGGCTTACACGGGCAGGGGTCGGCATGATCCGTATAGCGCATGTGACTACGCTAGAGAGGTGAAAATCGTGGCCGACTATGTGGCCAAGCTGGAGGCCCGCACTGCCAACGTCATCCCCCTGATATGGGAGCGGATGGTGGACGGCGCGGGCCACCCGACAGACCTGCACCGCGCGTGGTGTCCGCTGTTTGAGAAGCACTTCTGGGCAGAACACGCGGACATGATACCGAGAATTGAGGGCCGCCGCACGGCGCGCATTATGAAAGTTATACAAGGAGCGCAAAATGGATGAGAATTACATCACGGGCAGACTGGCAAATGCGTGGCACGTCACACGCTGCCTGCTTGGCGACATCTTCGGCCTTGGGATCGTGTCCGAGACGATGGAGATTTACACCGATGGGTGGGATGAGGCAAACCGCCTGATGGATGCCCTTGAGCAGATCGCAGACTGCGAAACATCGGGCGCAAACGCCACGGTCAAGCGCATGGCGAGGATTGCAAATGACGCTTTGTTGGGATGTGAGTGATGAGTGATGACCACAAGACCTTCAGTCCAATAGCCCAGAAACTGCGCGGTATGGGGCTTGTGCCGCTGCCGCGCTGGTGGGTCACGCCCGAAGAGCTTGAGATCATATCTCGCATCACCAAGCACCACCTTCCCACCGTCATGAGGGTCAAGGAAGAGATACGGATGGAGCAAGATTATTACTGAAAAAGGGGGCGCAAGCCCCCTTTTCTTTACTTTGGCCAGTCAGGTGGCCTGTATCCGTTTAAGTATGCCACGATCAGCCTTACCATTCTTGGTGCTGGGCCGCGATACTGAGAGCTTCCCTCTTGAAGTTCCATCTTTCGGATGGTCGAAGCATCGGTGTCCAGCATCTGCGCAAACTCACGAAGTGTCAGGCCGAGGGTCACACGGGAGTATTTCACCTCACTCGGTGTCATCTTCGTAGTCCGCCATCTGATTGCCGACCTCCAAGGCGATGGCAATGGCGCGACGAGCCAACTCCTCTGGGGTCAAACTTGTGTTTGATGCAGCCCCATGGAGGGCCGCACACACGAGCGTCATAAATTTTTCCATCTTCGATTACTCCTTGGTGATGATGTTGGTGGAGAGCTTGCCCATCATTTCTGTGAGCGGGTTCATGTACTCGACATCGATGTCGATCTCGCGGCCCTTGTCGATTAGGCGACCCATGGCGGCGATGAATTCGTTCTTCTTTGCCTCTCTGACTGAGATCAGGGCATCGATGTGATCATCCATCTGCTTGATGACTGGCCCCCAGTCATTTCCCAAGCTCCCCTTGGGGTATAAGCGCCGTGCGGACTCGTAGTCACTGTTGACTTGATACGATAGGGATGCTGATAGGTCATCACCGAGCCAGTTGATCTTGAAGGTTACCGATGGGACGATGTATCCCTTGTCGAGGATTTTCTTTTCAAGGCGCTGGGCTTCGGACAAAAGTTCTGCGGCGTTCATTTTAATCTCCATATAGCGAGGCTCACTGCCTCTGTAATCACTCTTACATTGAGGCAACTGCCCCGTCAACGACTATTTTCAATATACCGCTTGATCATTTTTTTCGTAAAGTGATGTACAGATTCCTGTACAGTGGCCTGACCAGCGTCGACCATATTCTTCAGGCAAGCCTCGACCTCAGCCTTTTTCACTGGCCTGCACTTGTTGACGATTACGCCCAGCGTCTCACCGTCTTCCCCCGAAATGAGGTTTGCAATCTTGGCCCGCAGGGCTTCCCCTGGCGAGTCCTTCGCGCGGTCGTTGGACACCACGAGGCGCGTCTTGTCGATGATGTCGCGCTTGACCAAGGCATAGGCCCAGCGCACATGGTGTTCGGTGCGCAGCCCCTCTGGTATGGACAGAATGAAGGACACCTTGGATACCTGCTCCGCGCCGCGCATGAACAGGGCCTCAAGGCCAGTGGTTGACTTGGCCTGCTCTGCCATCATGTCGAAGATGTAGGTGACCTGATGGAGCATTTTCTTGGCATCTGATGATGTGGGGATCACGATTTTTGGGCCGTAATACTCAATTCGGGAGCTTGCACCATCCATCATGTCGAAACTGCCGCCGCTGGCTATCTGCTGGAGGGTGTTTTTCATTTTCTCTGGCATCTCCAAATACTGCCAGTTTGTCTTGGATGGCGGCGCTGTCTCGCGCTCGGTGCATAGGATCGCCCGCGCGATGAAGCCGTTTGTGGCCGTCTCGAAGGTCACCAGTTTGTCAAAGTTCGTGTTGGTGGTGTACCCAGACATCGACACAAAAGGCTTCTCAATCCCCTGATCAATGTTCTCCAACTGGTGAGTAAGGCTCTGGATGCGGCGCTCCAAAAATGGCTTTGGGCCGTTTTCCTCAAGCGCCTTCTCAAGTTGCATCAATTCCTTGCGCATCATCGACTTCACTTCGTCGCCCATGTCGCCGCTCAGGCTGTAGAAGCCGTTTGCCTTCGAGTACACCGACATCAGGGTGCCAAAAACACCCTCAAGATACTGCGCGCCGCCCTTCTCCTGAGCGTTCTTAACCTTGCTCAGGAAGAAGCCGATCTCGTCAATCATGTAGAAGCTGGGCTGATTTCGGACAAGGTTCCTGACGATCTCCTGCTCCGACTTGATCGATCCGTGGGTGGCCATCGACATGCCGCAGACCTTGTGGATTTCACCAACGGCCTGTTGGACTGCGTCCTTGCCCGTGCCAGAGGCCGCCACGTTGAACACAAACAGGTTCGAGTTCACGCGCGTCAGGTCATCAGTGTATCGGCTGTTGGCGATGTTTCCGAGGGCGAAGATCGCGGCCATGACGGACAGCCTCTCCCGCTTGCGCATGGGCCTGCTTTCGATCCACTCCGCCATCTGCCCCACAAGGCCTGGTGGCCGCAGGAGATCGATGCTGCTGATGTCGATGTCGTTGACCTTCGCGCCCTCCTCTGGGATTTCCTCGAATTCAACAGTCGGCGTGAATGTCACGGGCCTGACCCACCCACCCTCTTCAGCATAATGCACAAGAGTGGCGAGGGTGACGGGGTTCGCGGAGCGGCCAAACGAGTGCCACTTCTTGTCCATCTCCCCCGCATCGTACTTTGAACTCTGCTGGCTCCACTTGTCCCACACGGCGAATGCTGACCCGCCAGATGCATGGTGTACGGCCATGCCAATCTTCACCCAGACCTCGTAGTCGTCGTAGAGGTTGACGAACCCCAGCATGTCAGCCAGGTCTTGGTGGGACACATCGATGTCAACACCGTTCACGTCTGCGCGGTGCTTCTCTGGCACCCGAAGCTCATTCAGCAGGCTCTCTGGGCAGTCATCAATGTCATCGACAGACCCAACCACGACCTCGTATTTGTTGCCACTGGAATGCATAGAGCCAGCGCCGACAATAAAGGACGCGCCAGACTTGAAGTCGATGCCCTTGTACTTCTTGAGCTTGGACACGAGGGACACGCCCTCTGGAACCTTGAAGAGCAAGTGCTTCGACCCGCCGCCCGACCCCGTGTTTACGATCATGCCAGCGCCCGCGATGGCTGGGTGATCCTTGACCAGTTCGGCATATCCCTCAAGGCCACCGTTGCGGGCATCCACATCGACGGTCAGCAGGTTTTTCGACCCCAAGACTAAGCCCCAGCCAGTCTTGAAGTGGCCCATAAGCTCCATCGTCTCGAACTGCTCCTCCGACCAGCACGGCGTGTGCTGCCAGTTGCTCACCCGTGGGTGCTTGAACAGGCTCTTTTCGGGGCAGTTTGGGTTCCCACATTCGCAGTTGCCATCGGGGCCACGGCCATACAGGCCGAATACACTGTATCCCGCCTCCCAGAAATCACGATATTCCATAATTCATCCAAATAGGTTCGTGTTCAGCCAAACAGGTGCGCGGAGAGCTTTTCTAGCGTGGCGCGGCTTGGATTGGTCTTGCCGTTCACAATCTTCCAAATGGTATTGTAATGAAGGCCAGTCTGCTCCGACACGAAGGTTAAGTATCTGCCAGCTAACGCTTTTTTGACCCGATCAAGCAATTGTTCGTCGCTTTCCATATTTTTTTCCTTCTGAGGTGTGTTGAGAGTGTGTTGACATATCCACACTTGGGTCATATGGTCAAGCCCGTAGAGAAGAAGAAAAGGAGTAAAGATGAGTATTCTCGCTACTGCGGGTAAACCGCAAAACCGCCCAGTGGCCATCACCATCCTCGGTGATGCGGGCCTCGGCAAGACAAGTCTTGCGGCCACGTTCCCCAAGCCAATCTTCATCCGATCAGAGGACGGACTTCGGTCTGTGCCTGAAAATATGATGCCAGATGCGTTCCCACTTATCAGGTCTGTCGATGAGTTGTGGCAGCAGCTGACGGCGCTGATCAAGGAAGATCACGAATACCAGACCTTGGTAATCGATACCGTCACCACCTTGGATGCGGTGTTCACAGATCACGTTATCGACTCAGACCCCAAGAAACCCAAGAGCCTCAATCAGGCGCACGGCGGATATGGGGCGGGCCGAGACATGATTGCGAGCCTGCACCGCCGCGTCCGCAACGCTGCGGGTATGCTGATGGATCGCGGCATGAACGTGGTGTTTGTGGCTCACGCCGAAACGGTTCGCATCGAGCCGCCAGACGCGAGCGCGTACACCAAATATGCCATGCGAATGAACGAGAAGTCCACGCTGCCGTACATCGACAATGTGGATGCCATCGGGTTCATTCGGCTCGAAACCTACGTCACTGGCGATGGTGACGTGAAGAAGGCATTCTCTGACGGCACCCGCCAGATGGTATGCCACGCGATGGCCGCAAACGTCTCGAAAAACCGATTTGGTATCACCGAGCCAATTGCACTGGAACTGGGGGTAAACCCATTTGCTAAGTACTTGCCAGAAAACATTAAACCTAAGAAGGATGACGTAAAATGAGCGATTTTTGGAAACTGTCAGACGGCAACGATGTTGAAGCAACTGACAGCTTTGACGCTGGTGGCGGCAAGATTGATGTGATCCCAGAAGGGACGCAAGTTCTTGCGGCCATTGATGAAGCCAAGTGGGATCGCACCGACGATGGCGACAAGTACATCAGCATCCGCTGGACTGTGCTGCAGCCAGAGGAACTTGCAAACCGCAAGGTGTTCCAAAAGCTTTGGGTTGACGACTTTGATCCATCCGTTTTGAAGAAGGGAGAGGACAAGGCCAAGGCGAAGCGCGACAAAGCCAAGCGCATGCTTATGGCAATCGACTCAAATGCGGGTGGAAAGCTGGCCGCCAAAGGTGCTATGCCGACTGACATCGACCTCACGTCATCGCTAACGATGAAGCCGATGGTCATCAAGGCCATGGTTTGGTCGCAAACAGACCGCAACACTGGAAAGCTGATCGAAGGCAACTGGGTGGGTGCGGTTGCGCCTAAAGCCGCCCAACGCACCAGTTCGGAAGAGCTTGCCAAGCTTCAGTCTTCGCAGGCAAAGGCGGCAGAGGGCCGTGGATCGCAGGGCAAAGTGGATGACGAAATCCCATTTTAACTGAACTGACGGGGGTGCCTTCGGGCATCCCCACCCCAACATTATGGATTTATTAGATATGGAATATGATGAATACAGCGCGCTGCAAGACCTTACAAAATTGGGTTTGCCGTTCTTCAGGACGGGCAGCCGTGAAATATGCAAACCCGCGCCAATGGGGACCGACGTTGACTTTGTGATCCTTAATACAGTGATCCTTGACGCAGACCTTCATCCGTTCGCTCCCCTTGGGTTTCAAGACACATCAAGCGCGGGCCTGAATGAGTATGGTGAAATCAATTTCTGCACGTACAGAAAGGGCGAGGTCAATTTAATCGTGGTCGACACATACACCGAGTTTAGAAAGTGGAGGGTGGCGACAGCCGCCGCCAAGCAGATGAACTTAATAAAGAAAAAAGACCGCATCGACCTGTTTCAGGGCGTTCTTTATGGGAATTGGATATAATATGGAACAAAGATCAGCAGAGTGGTTTGCCGCCCGTAGAGGTCGCGTCACAGGATCAATGGTGGGGGCGATCCTTGGCCTCGACCCCAACTGCACCCGCGAGGAGGCCATGCGCCGCATGGTGCGCTCCTATCAGGGGCTGCCCAGCGAGTTTCAGGGTAACATCGCCACCCAGTGGGGCGTGACCCACGAAGACGAGGCGCGCGAGGCGTTTGAGCGCCATGAGGGGCTTTCAGTGTCACCCGCAGGATTTGTGGTGCATAAAAAGTATGACTGGTTAGGCGCAAGCCCAGATGGCTATGTTGGCTCTACTTGCCTGTTTGAGTGCAAATGCCCGTTTGGCATTCGGAATGATCCAAAGCCAATATTCAAAACAATCGATGATCAGCCACATTACTACGCTCAGATGCAAATTCAGATGTTTGTGACTGGCAGGACTATGTGCCACTTTTGGCAGTGGACTCCATTTGGAAAGGATCAAGGGTTTATTCCATTTGATAAGCAGTGGATCAAAGAAAATTTTCCCAAGATTGAGGCATTTTATCAGGCATTTTTGTTGATCTGCGATGACGATGTTGAGGATATTCGTCCCATCATCGACACCCCGCGCGCGTTGCAGATGGTGGCTGAGTACAGCGACCTTCAGGATGCCATTGCGCGGGCCGAGGAACGCAAGGCCGAACTTCTGGAAAGCATCGTGGAGATGTGTGGCGGAGAAAACTCTATGTTTGGCGGGAAGAAATTGACCAAGGTCGAAAAGGCTGGGTCAGTCTCATACGCCAAGGCAATCAAGGAACTAGCACCCAATGCGGATTTGGAACCGTGGCGCGGGAAGCCGTCATCGTACTGGATGCTGAAATGACACTCCGCCCATACCAACAGCAATCCCACGATGCCATCATGGGGTGGGTCAGGAAAAGCCGCGCCCCGTGTTGCATTGAGGCTGCCACGGGGGCGGGGAAGAGCCACCTCATTGCCGCTGTGGCCGCATCGATCAACAAAATGTCTGGGGGCAAGCATATCCTGTGCTTGGCCCCGTCAGCCGAACTGGTGGATCAGAATTCCGAAAAGTACAAACTGACAGGTTCAAAGGCATCTATATTCAGCGCGTCCGCAGGCCAGAAAAGCCTGCGGTATCCCGTTGTCTTTGGCACACCCATGACTGTGGCAAACTCAATCTCACGGTTTGGCAACCAGTTTGCCGCCGTTATTGTGGACGAATGCCACGGGATGACCCCTACGGTGAAGTCGATCATTGAGGCCATGCGCAGCGCCAACGAGAACCTGCGCGTCATTGGCCTGTCTGCCACCCCATACCGCATGAATACAGGCTATGTGTTCAACAAGTGGGAGGATGGCACCCCAGTGGCCGAATCTCAGACCAAGGCACCGTATTTTGCCGCCTGCGTACACCGCATCACGGCATCCGAACTGATCGACATGGGGTACCTGACACCGCCCGTCATATCCGAAATCGGCAGTGATGCGTACGATACATTGGGGATGGAGGTCAACAGCACGGGCAAATTCAACGCCTCTGATGTTGATACGGCATACCACGGGCATGGCAGGAAGACATCCATGATCGTGGCCGACATCGTGGCTCGGTCGGCTGGGCGCAGGGGTGTGATGATATTTGCGGCCACGGTTCAGCATGCCAACGAGGTCATGGCGAGCCTGCCACCACACATATCAGCCATTGTGACTGCCAAGACCAAGAAGGTGGATCGGGACAGGATAATCGGCCAGTTCAAGGCCCAGAAGATCAAGTATCTGGTCAACGTGTCAGTGCTTACCACTGGGTTTGACGCCCCCCACGTTGATGTTGTTGCGCTAATGCGGGCCACGGAAAGCGCGGGGCTTCTCCAACAGATTATCGGGCGGGGTCTGCGCGTCTTTAAGGGCAAGTCTGACTGCCTGATTATGGATTATGCCCAGAACCTTGAACGCCACTGTCCTGATGGTGACATCTTCAATCCCAAGATCAAGGTGAAGCTTTCGGACAACGAATCCTCAGAGTTGGAGGCCGTCTGCCCCCTGTGTGATGCGGAGAACACGTTTACCGCCCGCCCGAACAACGAGGGGTACAAGATTGACGAGTTTGGTCACTTCTTAGACCTCGACGGCATTCCAATTCAAACCGAGTGGGGGCCGATGCCCGCCCATTACGGTCGCCGCTGCCGCTCAACAGTCAACGTGGCGGGAGACGAGGTTCAATGCAGCCACCGCTGGGCCTTCAAGAAGTGCGCCGCCTGTGACGCTGAAAACGACATCGCGGCGCGTTACTGCATTGAGTGCAAGGCTGAGATTGTCGATCCAAACGACAAACTTGTCGTGAAGTTTAGGGAGATGAAACGCGATCCAACGCGCCGCCAGACAGACCTAGTGTTGGAGTGGTCAGTGCGAAACCACATCTCAAACTCTAAGAAGGCCACTCTCAGGGTTGACGTGGTCACCCCTTATAGGTCATTCTCTTTCTGGATATTGCTCGACCCAACTTTCCACAAGGCCAGAGTGCAGAAGGCCATGTTTGACAGCTTGGATGGGGCAACCCCACGGACTATTACATATGCAAAAGATGCCAATAGTGGTTTCTACAACGTCTTTGCTTATAATGAGAGAGAAGATGAAAGTCCCAAGTGACATCAAGGTGTACGGCGATATGGACTTTCGAGGGAAATGCCCCTCGGAATCTCTTGAGCAAGTCACTTTTTTTGCTCGGCTGCGCAGGCTCCATCCAAAGTACGGCGCGGTCGCGCTGCACCCACGAAACGAGGGGAAACGGACACACCTTCAGGCCGCGAAGGAGAAGAGCGAGGGGATGACCACGGGCGCGACCGACATCATCATACCATCCAACCCCAGCTTCGTGTGCGAGTTAAAGCGCAGGGATCACACGCTGTCAACGCTTGGGCAGGATCAGGTGACATACATGCGCGCCGCGCAGGACGCTGGGTGCTTTGTGTGCTTGGCGCTGGGCGCTGATGCGGCATGGCAGGCATTTGAAGAGTGGCTTGATGCTAAAGCCCAGTGAACGTATAAGGCGCGTGTTGACGGGGAAGGTGCGGCTCGAAGATGAAGACCCCGCGATCCAGTCCGTGTGCAGCAAATATATTTTTGATGGGGCAATGTCTATACTGTCCTTAAAGGACAAGACCCAGAGACAGAACGCCCTAAGACGGCTGCCAGAGCCAATACGGCCCCACATTGAAAATGAGGTCTGGCGGATTTATAAGAAGAGGAAATCAGGATGAAGTTTTTTATTACCATGAATATGCCATCCCGAAGTGGCGGCAGCGTCCACCAGATCATCGGTGAGCATGCTGCAGGCTCAATTGAAGAGTTCAGCGACATCCTGAATGAGAACGAGTTTGTCGTGGTCGAGGAGTTCTACAACAAGCAGGACGGAACCCTGTTCAGCCACGGTGAAATCGTACTCAACACGATGCATATCGGCAAGGTGCGGGGGTCAGACAGATGAGCAAGAGAAAAGCCGTTGCCACCATCACCAAGAGTGAGAAGAACCCACGGGTGGCGTACATCATCATACCCAGCACCATGGTGCCAGACATCCCATTTGTTGACGTTCTAAAGAACAATTACGGGGATATTGCCTTCAGGTTCCACCACGGCGGCGACTCGACCGCCAACAGGACGAGCAGGCAGAGCGCGACCATTCGGGTCACGTTCCCAGCGATTATCGCCAAGGACTTGCCAGTCGGCAGCTTTGACTGCGAACTGGTCAAGTATGGCGAAGTCTTCAAGGTTGTTCTTCTGGGTACGGGAAGCGGGCCTTGATCTCGTCAATCTTGGCCAGCCACTCGTCCTTGGTTGCCTCGTCGCGCAGCATCTGCATGGCGATGGGGTCAGCCTCATTTGAGTAGGCCCGTTGGCGGTTTGCCTGTTGCTCTTCCCGCGTGGGCGGCGGCTCAGGTGGCTTGACTGGCGCGACAAATTCTGCCCCGTCAAAATACCACCCAATCTGCGCCGTGTCGTGCTGTTGCCACCCATCTGGCGCAACATCTCGGTTCTCGTCAAGAGATACGTTGACAACAATGCTGCCTTCAATCTGAACAAACCTCATGCAAATTCCTCCACAATAATTAACCCGCCAGCGCCATCACCGCCCCCATTATTTGCGGTTGACCCTACGTTGGACGCGCCACCTCCGCCAGCGTTAGCCCCCGCTGCGTCAAAGCCGTTACCGTTGCCAGAACTACCGTTTATGCTATAGCCAGAGCCAAATGAACCAAACTGACTGGGGCCACCGTTCCCCACGGAGCTTATATTGATACTGGTGTATCCATCAGTACCAGGCGAGCCGCCTGCGTTTACATCGCCACCGCTCGCGTTTCCGCCACCACCCCCATTGGTGCCAGCGCCGTTTGATGAAGACCCAAGCCTTCCAGTTCCGCCCCCACCCCCAGAGGCGGTCAGCGATACACCTGTGCCAGTAAACGTAGTCGCGCCCCCTGTGGAACCATTGTTTGCCCCAGCAGCCCCACCCGCTCCACCGCCTCCAACAGTGTAAGTGTACGTTGCCGCTACGCTAGATATGTACTTAATTACAACACCACCAGAGCCGCCCCCCGCTGCGGCAGCGCCCGTGCCAGAGCCTTGACCGTCTACACCGCCGCCGCCACCGCCGCCGCCCGCGCAAATCACGCGCAAGGCTCTGGTGCCTGGCGTGGGGGTGTATGTGGCCGCTGTGCCTGAAGTAAAAACTCTAACATTTAATGGCAGGGGGGATGTGAGGAAGACCGAATTTCCGTTAGAGTAAACCGTTTGAATTTGATCCCTTGCGATTGCTATATATCCAGCGTCTGCGGCGTTCTTAATGCGAAGCTCAAAGTTGCTTACTGAGCTTCGGTTCTTAACCAACCACTGTCCCTTTACGCCGCTGGGGATGACAAAGGTTACGTTTGCGAGAAACGCTGGCGTGTCTGACTGCAGGGACATGTTCTGGTATTGATCTGCGGTCAGGGTGATACTTCCAGATGTCCCAGAAATAGTGGCGAAACCCCCAAATGCCTTGTCAATAAGGTCAGCGTTGTCGTTCAGCGGTGGCCCCCAACCTGAGTCACCAATTCCTATAACATTCAGGCCCTTGTTGTCGGTAGTTGTAATAGCCATCAGATGCTCCTGTTCGCAATTTCAAGGGCGCTGGCCACCGCATCATCGGACGTGTTCAGCAGGCCCTCTGTGTGGGCGCTCAGGCCCTTCTTAGCACGTTCTGCGGCCATTACCAAGCGATCTGCCTCAGCCTCGTGGCTGCCCACCCTGCCGCCCGATTTACGTTCTTGGCGATCCTGAGTTGCAGACGGATACCCGTACATCGCGGCGGCCTTGGCTGCTGATAGATTTGAGATGCCACTGTTGGAATTCACCAGTTGGTTCTCAAGGTACTTTTGAACCGTTGGATTCATTACTGTCCCGCGAAGGGCGGATTTTGCAGCGCCGACAAGTGGGGCGGCAACAGCAGCGCCAGTACCGAGTGCGGTCAGGAGAGGACTTAGCCCCATAAACTGAGCGCCTTGCAGCGCACCAAAGCCAGCGCCAGCGGCTGCGGCCAGAGGCCCAGCAGCCCTAGCTGTGGAGCCAAGAAATCCCTCACGCCCCTGTGGCGGCAGCGGCGTAACGTTCTTCACACCAAGGGTTGCAAGTTCGCCCAATCCCCCACGGCGGCCAGTGACAATCTCGTCCTTGCTTTGGCGGGCGAGAGCGGCCATGAGGTCTTTTGGTGTAATGACCCCATTCACGCCAGTAAGCTTTGTGAGCTTTACGGCATCCCGAATGGCAAGGTAGTTCCTGTACTGGGTTCTGGCCTCTTTCCACTGCGCAAACTTTTCAGGGATACCATCAGCCCTTAATTGGTTTTCGATGGCATCGTCAATTGCAGAGCGGAGTCTAAATGCGCTACCCCGAACACCCTCATTACTGCTTGAGAGAGCATCTCCCAGATTAGACCTCCAGGCCACAAGCTGCTTGGCATCAATGGGATTTCCAGTAGACATCTCTTTGATTATGTTTGAAAACATCCCTGTTTTCTCAGCTCTGGGGGTCATGTCCGTATAATATTTCCTTGCCTCCGCAACATCATCCAGCATTTTTAGAGTTGGCTGAACCACAACCCCATCAACTGAACTGTCAAGCTTTCCAACAATATTGTTTTTTGCCGCAAGCAAGGCTTCAGGGGTGGCAAGCTCCGCATTGGAGCCGATGTGTCGCATCGTGGCCCCAGTAAATGCTTTTGCCTGCCCGCTATCTGGGGCTGCGCCAAACATCGACTGACCAATGGGCGTGTCGGCCTCTGCCGCCAAAATCTTTGCGTTTCCAGTGGCTCGTCCTGCACTGACAGGAACACCCAATTCACGCAGGCGAGCGGCCTCAGCAAGCCCCGCAGCGTTAGCTCCACCAGTTGGGGATATGACCCCTCTGGCAAGGTTCTCAATCTTGTTTGCCGAGAAGCCGCCAAGCATAGCGCCAGCCAGACGCGCCGCTGGTTCTGCGTATGGGCTTGAACTTCCCTCAAGCATTTGCCCAGCAAATTCACTGCCAATTGCAGGCGCAACAGCGCCACGCAGCAGGGTTGGAACTAAGGAGCCGCCACCAGTTAAGGCGGCACCAACCGCCCCAGGAATGAACTCACCAATCGTTCCAGCGTAGCGACCAAGTGTGGTATCCGCCTTTCGCTCACTGAAGCCACCAGTCAGGTCACTGACACCCTCCCTGAAGTTTGTGTCAAACTTGGGTGTCTCGTACCCAGTAAGGTACTTAGAGCCAGAACTGACAAGTTGAGTCAGGTCACTGGGTAGGTCTGCAAGCATACCCGCACCACGGGCAGTACCAGCCGCAAGTGACTTGCCGACATCGGCTGCCGTCCCTAGGAAACCAGGGTTTTCCCTGCTGTTTCGCTCAATGGCTGACTGCGTTATCTCATCAATTGTTCTTGGCTTGACGACATCCACAGTCGGGTCTGCTGGTTTACCGCCATACTTTTGGTTCATTTTCTCAGCAAATGACTTAAAGCTTTCGGGTTGGGACTGAGTTTCAGTTTCCATTTAAGCCTCCACGCTCTAAATTATATGAGTTCTGAGCTTCTTTCTTTTCCGTTTTATTCATCAAACTCCAAACTGTTGGATCGATGCCTGGGGGAACCTCCCCAGCAAACAAGGGCAGAGACTCAAGAGCCTCCTCGTAGTATTTCTTGAACCTATCGCCAGACGCAAACTGCTTTCCATATGCGTTAATGTCCGTGCCGTGAACGTCTGGGTCTGGGTCATATCCACGGTATAGTTCCGCAGTGTATCTGGCCTCAGCAAGCTGCATTGCGATAAGCTTCTTGGCTGCTTCTGGCTGGATACCCAGGTTTGGAACAACTGTGGAAACCAGATCAATTGTTGACGCTGGTGCGCCACCTGGTAGAGATTGAAGCCTAGAAGCAATTATTTCCCCCGCAAGCTTTGCTGCGCTGTCGTAATCTTCCTTTCCCACCTCAAAGTTATCAGCCCAACCAAACGTATTTTGCGGGTCTATCGCCTTCAAAAGGCCCTCTAGTTGTGCGCTTGGATCTGCAAGGGTACCGCTTTCCGCCCTCACAAATACCTTTGCAAGCTCATTTGAAAGGAGTGTCTGCCTGTTTGCAGCCGTAATAGCCTCTGGGGCTTGGTCTCTAAATTCTCCCGAAGCAATCCTATCGGCTTCCGCCCTCGCAACCACATCTTTAGCAGATATAGGCCCTGGCATTGCGAAAGGCTCGCCAGTTTCGGCATCAATGGTAAACCCGCTCTGGTCGAGCCTTAGAAGCTGCGCTCTAGCCTCCTCAACTTGCCTGCCGATATATGTTTCTGGTGAGAACCCAGCATTGTCATTTATGAACTTTTGAATGGAAGCAGGGTCGTTTGACATTGCGACCTTTCTGCCGCCCATATCAACAAAGCCACTCCTGTATTCCTGCACCGTCATCTTGTCATTGGACGTTGGGGAAACATCCGTGCCAGTTGGAAGTTGCGAACCTTTTGGAAGCAAATGCCCAAGATTGTTCTTCTTGGCAAACTCCTCCAAGGTCATTCCAGCGTATTCTTCATTTTGGGCAATGAAGCTGTTGTAGAGATCGTAGAGCTTGTTCAAATTCTCAATGTTGGTCTTTGCAATATCAGCAACTTGCTCTTCGCGGGCCATGTACGTTCTAGCCGCGCCAGCGACACCAGCGCCGATGGACGGCAGCAGGAATGGGCTTGGAGATGTCAGCATGTCACCAAGGCCCGCAAACAGAGACAGCATGGCATTCTTGTTTACCTTGCCGTCCTCGTCGTAAACCATCTTGCCCAGCGTGTTGCGCTCGTCGTATGGCTTCACGCCGCCCCTACGCCCTTCGCCGCCTGATCCAAATACAGTGCCTTGACCTGATCCACCAGCAACACCGCCCTGAAGCGGCACAGGTCTTCCATCTGCGCCAAGTGGTGTTGTCGAGAAGGTTGATAGACCGCTTCCACCCTCTTGTTTCTCCATGGCCGTCAACATCGCGCTACGCTGTTCTGGGTTCAATGCCGAAAGTGGCGTGTCAACAGGAATCCCCAACGCCGCAGCGACATTATTTGCATACGCCACAGGGTCATTGCTCCCATCGCCCAATGGTGCGTACTTCGCAATCGCACTCCCGATTGTCTTGCCTTCATATACACCGCTACTAAACAACAGAGCCTCTTGAGCCTTGCGGCCAGTCTCGTAGTCAGGAAAGACCGCAAAGCGACCATCTGTGCCAACCGCGCCATACTTCTTGGCAAGATCGCCGTATTCTAGGTTTCCAGGGTTGTTGTTCCTAAAGTTCAGATTCCCAGTGATGCGATCTTTCGTGCCGTCAGTGTACACAACGTCAGTAAAACCATTTCCGCTGCCAATCACACTTGCGATCTTGCGGCCCGTGTCCACTGTGGGTTTCACTGGTGCAACAGGCGCTGCAACATTTGCGGCACCAAGGCCTTCTGGACGGGGCTTTGGTCTCATCTGGCCTTCAACTGGGGCAACCCCAGTGGGAACTAGTTTGTCGCCAGCCAGATTAGAAATCCCAGCTTCCCGCATCGTAGATGCCATTTGCTTATATGCGTCAGTTGGAACCCCTGCAGCCACACCGCCTTCAACAGGGCGTGGCCTTGGCCTTTGTTCTACCGTAAGCGGGGCTTCGGCAATTGCTTGATTTGCTGCAGCATTTTCAGCCGCAAAGTTTTCGGCTGCCCTGCGGCGATAAATTTCTTGGGCCTGCGCATCCGTACCAAGGGATACATCGGCAAAGTCATTAGTGTCAACCAAGCGTTGTTTAGCAAAATCCATTACGGCATTTCCAGTCTCTGGATAGCCAGCAAGGCCGAGGCCAACTCCAGCCGCTCCCACAAATGGAACAGTTGCAAGGTTTGCCATGCTCGCCATACCCGCTGGAATTCTCTCACTAAGTCTTAGGTCGGAGAGCCGTTCTGCGATTGTCCTGTTTTCTTCTGCCTCTGGCACAACACCAGTAGGTGCCTCTGCGGCCACAGCCGCTGGCGCAACGCCAGCGGGCGCTTCAGCAGCCACAACCTTTGCATCTGGCAAGTTATTAAGTGTCTGCACAGCAGGCACCTCATCACGGGTCAGACGCATACCGTTCTCAGCGGCTGCGGTGGCGCGCATGGCATCACGAAGACGCTCCTCGACGGCACCATCAAGGGCGTAGCCATGACGGCCTGCAACGCCGCCAGCGGCAAACTTGTGGGCTTGGCTGTAATCGACAGTCTTGTAGCCATCCCGCTTGCCAACGGCCTCTGGGTGGTCGCGTTCGACCTCGTCAGCCATGAAGCCAACGTGAGTCTGCTCGCGGTCATCACCCTTGTACTTGAAGGTGTAAATTGGGAGACCTTTTTCAGTCTTACCAATTCTTTTGATGTCGTGCTTTGCGCGGCGGTCTGACAAGGATGCGATAGTTGCAACTGAACCTAAAATATTGGCAACATTTTCAATACCAGGCTTAGGAGGTTCTGTTGGCGCAGCGGTCTTGAGTTCTGGCTTGTCCTTATTTGCTGCCTGCGCCGCCAGTGTGCTAGACATGTAATCACTATGCACCTGTGGCTGCACACCGCCCCCGACAGCGTAACCGTTGATAGCGCCACCACGGGCTTTCTCTGCAGTTATTTTCTTTATGTGATCACGGAATTTCAGAACGCTCTCCCCTGCGGTGGCCGCTGAATTGAGGGTGTCCAAGAAATTGGACTGGCTTTGCGCAATAGCATTGGGGTCTGCCACCATCAACTCGCCAACTGGCAAGTACGCCTGCGGGACATAGCTGCCCACGCCAACACCTTGGCCGACCTTGGAGCCGTATGGCCCAGCCACGCCTCCATCAGCAAACGCCTTGACCGCGCCGCCCATGCTCTCCGTGGCCTTGTTGTAGTCAACAGTCTTGTAGCCGCTGGGGTCAAGGCCCACAGCTTCAGGGTTCTTCTTCTCAACCTCGTCGGCCATGAAGCCGACATGGGTCTGGTGATGCTCATCACCCTTGTACTTGAAGGTGTAGATCGGCAGGCCGTTGTCTGCCTCGCCAATTTTCTTGATGTCGTGCTTGAGGCGGCGATCCGAGAAGAACGGTGCCATCTGGGTGCCTGTGGTGGTCGATCCAGACAGCGCGCCAAACCCCATAGCGATATTTGCCAAGAACTGCGCCACTTGGAATGGGTAGCCCTGCTCCTGTTGGAACTGATTGATCAGAGCGTCAATGCCAGCCTGCGTGGTCTGCTGCATCTGCGTACCCGCGCCCAGCTGCGCGCCAGCAACGCCCAACATGCGGTTCCTGTCGTTCATGCTTGTGTCAACAGCCTGCGTGTAACCTTGATTGTAGATGTTTGCCATGGTCGAACCCAAGGCAAGATTTTGTTGCCCTGCAAGGTTTGCAGCTGCAACGCCAGCGCGGTCGCCACCAAATGCATTGGACTGTATGGCGGTGCCGAGTGCGCCAGACTGCGCCTGCTCATTGGCTTGCTCTATCTGCGCGCGGGTAGTGTCAGCAACGTTCTTAATGTAGGGGTTGAGATACTTGTCCACGTTTTCATACACTGGCCCCATACCAGCGACGGTATTGATGCCCTCAACACCCTTCAGTTGCTGTTCGTTGAACTGGGCGACAAATTCTTCGGGCTTAGTGCCGTACTGTTGGAACGGGTTCTGGGCAACTTGCGCCGCCTGAGCGTTGATGGCATTATACCGATCAAGGACTTCCTTGGGGATGGTAACCTTGTTCGTTGAGGTTGTTGTCTTGCCGCCCATTGAATTCACCCCTCGGTTTTGGGAACTATACCAGTCTTTGCATTGTAAAGGAAGTACACACCCGCAGGCTTACCAAAGGTTCGCTCGTAGAGCCGAATCTTCGCCTCAGTCCTGCTGTTTGACAAAACTCCAATTGCCAATGGAAGCTCAAGTTCCTCTGCGATCCTCTTTGCAAACTCAGCAAGCTTGCGCGCGCGCCCACCCTTTGCGGCGCGGTACTCAGGATCGACGTATATCGCCTTCTCCTCAAGGACAGGCTCCGCGCTATACCACACTGGGCCGATATTGAGCAGGATCGCGCCCTCAAGTTTTCCGCCAACCTCATCACCGATCACACCCACCACGCCGCCCTGTTGGATCAGGGACTTGTAAACTTGGTTTGCAAGCAGGCCAAGGTCTGGCGCGATGAAGGCGTTTTCCTGTGTCGCCGCAATCGAAAGCCGCATCATCTCATTGAAGTCTTCCGCAACGCCAACGCGAACCTTAATCTCATTCATGCCTTAATCCTTTTCTTTCTTGCAGTCTCACGGCAAAACAGGTATATCTTCCGTTATGGAACACGCATACCTTACATATAACTTATCTTACGACCAGAATACAGGGTGTTTCACATGGTCACAGCCTCGCTCCAAAATCAAAGTTGGAGATGTGGCTGGGCACACCCACAAGAAGACTGGATATGTTTCCATAGAGATAGACGGAAAGATTTATGCAGCACATCGACTGGCTTGGTTTTATGTAACAGGAAAAATGCCTGAATTGCAAATTGACCACATAAACAGAATAAAAAATGACAATCGTTTTGAAAATTTGAGAGAAGCATCCAACGGCCAAAATAGAGCAAATACGAAATCCTCAAGCAAACACGGCCTAAAGGGCGTTTCTTACAAAAAATGGCTTAAGGAAAAGCCGTGGGAGGCAAGAATTACTTTTGAAAAAAAAGTAAGGTCATTAGGATGTTTTGCAACAAAAGAGGAGGCACATGAGGCGTACTGCAAAGAAGCAAAACGCCTGCATGGCGATTTTTTCAATCCCTAATCGCGCTTCGGGCCAGGTAATTTCTGCAAAGTCTTAATCGTCTTTTGGCGCATCTTTTTCACAAATGCGTCAAGGATTTTGTGGCCATGATCCAGATCACCCTTGCCAATCTCGACAACGTCTTCGGGTGGTATCACATACTCGCCGCCAGCCGCAACGATGGGTACTGAATCAACATCACCACCCTCAGCCTTGCGTGGGGCTGGAACTCCGTATGGAAGCCCGTTGGCCCCGTATGGCATCCCGCTTTGCCCGTACGGCCCCTTGCCAGAGAAGATGTTCTTGGCGACCTTGAAGCCAGCCATGGAATTGCCCTCACCCATGGCCGAGATGATGTCTGCGGGGATGACGTAGGAGCCAGATGCCACATGCATCGGGAGGTGGTCTGTTCGGCCCGCCACGGAACTGTGGATGGCACCCTTGTGAACCTTTGTCCTGCCACCGCGCGCGCGTCCTTGGCGGGCCGTTCTGAGGGCTGCGGCGATAGCCTGATCCTGTGGGTGTCCAGCGTCCACCATCTCTGAGATATTATCAGAAATGGTTTCCTGCGATGATCCATGCTTTAGCGGCATTTTATGCTCCCTCAGAGTACGAGATTACGACCGTCATGCCAGTGCCTGGGACAACGACGAGGCCATTGTTGTATGGCATATTGATCACTGTCACGCCAATGGCGTTTGTTACTGCCGCCAAGCTGCTTGTCAGACTGGATGCGTTGCTGCTGTCATACACCACGCAGGCGGAACTGCCAGCAACCACAACGCTGATTGATGCGAGCCTGCCTTGGCCGTTGGCTACCAAAGTGGTTGCAGTCAGGGTGGATGATCGGGCAGTTCCGTTGATTTTAAGGTACGTCTGTCCAAGCTGGTTCACCGAGGTGACAAGGTTCTTGGCGGCGGTAAGAATGTCTGACAGAGATGCCATCAATATTTTCCATCTGGTTGGAGGCGGTATCGGATGTTACCCAATCGCCAGAACGTGTCGATCTGGCTGCCCGCAATTTTGATTGAGATCAGGCGCGCACGAATGCGTGGCGAGATGTACTCTGTCCCTTGGTTCACGTTGTAAGGCCCGTAAACTCTGGGTGTCTGGCCTGGGTAGTCCACAGCGTAGAACGTGATATTGACGTTGGCATTGTTCGATCCGCCGTAATATCCCCACTTCATGTCTGGCCATACCTGATCAAGGAACGTCATATTGTCCCCCTCACTGAGGGCGAAGTAACCTGTCTGAACATATGCGTCCATCGTGCCGCCAGCGGCATTCTGAGATGTCTCATGCTGGTAGATGATGCCGTCATCATCAGCGCCAATGGGTGGGCCGAAAACCCCCTGATCGATCCAAGCGGTGCGGGTCAGCGTACCAAAATCCCACTGCTGGAGCAGGGTGTTGTACTTGACGTACTTTGTGGGGACACCATTCGACCCTGTGGTTGGGTAATACCAAGAAATCTCGCCAAAGCGGCTGTTGGGTGCGCAACGAATGTTGCTGAGGTAATCTGTGTCTAGGTCTTGGAAGATAACATCCCAGACGGGGCATGGCAGCGGCTGAACGCCCCCACCAGCCAAAACAAAGAACTGGCTCTGGCTCATCCAATATACGATGCCAGTCATAACTCCCATGGCTTTTCGACCAATCAGGCCGCAACCAGCGCCAATCTCGTTGAACGAATATACCAGTGGCAAGTTGATGTACTGCATCGACCACAAATTGGTGTCCGTCCACAGAAGGCCCTGCTGCGGCCCCTGCATACCGCCGACAATCTTAGACCCCTTCGGGATGCGGAAAGAACCCGCCTGATTGCTGACCGTGGCAACCCAACTGGTAAAGTTGCCAATGTCCGTCCAGCGCACCAGAAGTGGGTCTTTTATGCCATTGAATGTCGTGCCGTAGCAAATGATCTGACGCTCTGGCATCGACACAAAGAAGCCTTCGCTGACTGTGGGGGCATAGGGAACAACGTTTGCGTGATTGCCGCCATCCATAGTGTCGTAATAGAACAGGCCGCTGTTGGTTGGGCTTGCCATCAAGAAGCCGCCCCAGTTGTCCAAAGACCAATCGTTGACCTCAAGGGGTGCAGACACGTTTTGACTGGTGGAGCTATACACACCAGGTGGAAAGCCCCACGAATCAGTGGTGACAGTCCCAGATGTCTCGGTTGCGGGATTTGTTGTCACCGCAAAGGAGAATGTACTGGTAGCGCCAGAAGTTGCCGCCGTGACAATGAACGTCCCATTGTAGTTTGTGGTGCCAGTAATTGTAATTCGCGTATTTGGGGCGACATACAAAACCTGATTTACCGTCACTGTTGCCACGAGGCTGGATGCGGATATTGACGCAATGGCAAGTTGACGGCCACCACTTGAGGTTACGCCCGTGCCAAATCCGCCAGCGCCAAAGAGGCCGTCACCAAAGCCACCTGGAGGCGGTATGTTCTGCTTGCCCACGTAGTAGACGATCCTTGCGGCACCCCCATTCATTGACACGGTCTGAGTCGATGTTGCAGAGTTCTCCGCCGCAATGTAAAAATCATTTGCTGTCAGTGCAGGTATATCAAGTACGATGTAATTTCCGTAAAGGGTCAAGCCCCCAACGCTCACTGGAACCAAAATGGCAAATGTCGATCCAGCAGTGTACCCGTGGTCTGCCAAGGTCACCTTGACATTGAGTTGTCCGCTCGTGGAATCAAACACGGGAACGGCCCCGCTGTTGTTCACGGTTGCCGTGGCGGGTGTTGTCAGGCCAATAATGTTTCGGGCAACAACTTGGTACGCATCATCGTTTAAGGCAATTGGAGGGTAATACCCAGACAAAATAATGCCGCCCGCGCTGATTGGGGTCAGGATGTTTACACCATCGTATGACGATATATTTGAATTAGTGTCATTGATGGTTACAGTGGCCGATCCACTCACCGTGTCAACCGAAACTGGTAGATTGTATTCGTAGAACTGGGGCGATATTTCAGATGAAAAGCCGTTGGCTGTTGCAATGTTCAGGCTGTCCTCATCCCCAATTGCCAAATAAGATTCGCCGTCTATGTTGGCCCAAGAGTGCAGGGCGCGCACAACCGAAGACTGAGCATTGCTGACAAACTGCGTCCAGCCTCCAAGCTTTTGAGGCAGCCCAAGGCCCTGCCGATCTGGTACAAACCTGATCAGATTGCTCTCAGAGATAGCCGCCTCATTCAGGGCGGGTGTCCTGTTCTGGTCAACACCTGGTATTAGCTTGAGGCTTGCGTGTGGCATTTATCAGCCTCGCGTTGGTGATGCGACAGGGGCGGGCGCTTGAGATGACCACGCCGCACCCTCGTACTTCTTCCGCGCCTCTTCAACCATTGCAGACTTGAGTAGGGTGCCGTACTGGCTTTCATAGCTCTGCGCCATCTGGGGATCGTCTGACTGCCTGCCAAAGTTGCGCTGATAAGCAGAGATGTAGATCATGGATGCCATGATCAGGAGGTCTGGCAGATACTGGCTGATAAATGTGGTTGGCACATCTTCTGATAGCGGCGCAGGTCGAACCGTACCCACTACTTCAACATAATAGTCAACATCTGGAACAGGCCCAACGAGAAATAACGTGTCGTTAAATGGGGCGAAGTATTTTGGCTGACCCCTATTTGCAGTCAATGCAGACCCAAAAACAGCATCCAAGAACTCTTTGGTCACTGGCAGGAGCGGTATGCGATTATTGGAGTTTGGGTCAGTCTGCCCAGCGGGGGTGATCAAGTTAATTTGCTCACTGACAACAAAGTACGATCCTCCAGCAAGGTTTTGGCTGAAAGACAGGTTCCTGTTTCCAGTTGTCAGCTTGTAATTGACCCCAGACAGGGATGCCGATGTAATCAAAAGGTCAAGGTCTCGGTTGATGCGCAGAGTGGCGTAGTCAATCATTGAGGGAAGGATTGCCAAGAAGTTGACATCATCCTCCTCAACCACGGCCATCTGCGCGATCTGCGTCTTGTACGTTGCGTATGTCAGTCCAACCATGAGGTCACCTTACGTTTTCAGGCACTATAGACTAAATCCGCCACTTATCCAATAGACGTTGCAATCTCACCGCCGCAGGCAAAATACCCAACGCCATCCACCCAATTGTCTGCGTGGCTCGGATTTGACTTGATCCTCGCCGCCTTCAGTAAAGCCATCATCACGGCAACGTCATCTTTCGTGATTGGGATGTCCAAATGGATAGACCAATACTTTGCAATCGTATCAAAATTGTCCTCCATGTTGCCGTGGGTGGCATCGCGGTCTTTGGTTATGGCCTGCTTTGCCGCATCAAGAACTTGAGATCGGTTCATTTGCAGGCACCATCGATCATAGCGATCAGGGTCGCGCCAGTCACAACGGACTTATCGCCGCCATCTTCGGCCAGCGAGGCCGCGTGATTTGTTCTGGCGGCAGCGGTGCCATCGCAGATCGCGTTACTGTTTACCACGCTGGCGCAGCCACTCACGAAGCACAGCAGGGTCATCACCGATAGCGTTTTCAGCATCATCAATCTCCTTTCGGGTTTTTATATAGGATTCGGCTGCCTCTACGGCGGACTGTTGGCGCTGATCACGCCGCCCAGCCATCCACGCAGCAAACAAAAGAGCGGCAATCCCTGCGGCCCACATCGCGGTGCGCTTGATCCATCCAAACATCAGCGATCCCCATCAGCCCACTTGCGGAGGCGCTCACGCATGATCCACAGCGCGGCCAGCACCACCACCCCAGCGAATGCCAATGCCACGATCTGGGCCGTGCCATCCAGCGATCCAACGGCTGCAATGCCCGCGCCTGCTCCAGATGCGATCTGAACCGCAGATGCCTGCACAGTGGTGGACTGCGCGGCACTGGTGCGCTCTTCGGGTGCCTTGGCCTTGGTTTCCCACTCGCCAACAGGGTATGCCGTGCGATCAAGCTCGAAGTGCGGGCCGTCCTTGAACTTCTTCCAGTCGCCACCCCAATCCAGTTCAATACCCAAATCGGCGGCAGCCTTCTTTACGGCGGGGCCAAGCTGGTTGTACAGCGGCCAGTCGAAGGCGGGCTTTCCATTGGGGCCGATAGGCAGCAAGTCAACTGCGTGGCCTGTGATGTGGCGGCTGTCCATACGCTGCGATGCGCCACTGGCCACAAGTTGTTTTTGGCGCTCAACCGTGCGCAGGCCTTCAATCACCACAAAGTCTAGTGGGCTGTCCTGCAGTGCCTTATCCAAAACAAGGCGAAGATCGGGGTGAATACCTGTCATGTTTTTCAGGCTGCGTGATCCAAATATGCGTGTCATTTTCCCACCTTTGCGATTAGGGCTTTGATGTCATCTCGTATTTCGGCCAGCATGGAGTTGGTTTCGCCGCGCGAGCGTTGGGCCGCATCCATGTCTTCCTTGCGCTGGTTCCACAGGCGCTTGATCTCTTTGCCGTTCTCAACGCTGCCAGCCTCAAGGCGGATAAGCCACACCACCACAGCTACAAAGCTGACGCCAATCGGCCAGTATGCAAAAATGCCTTCCATTATGCAGACACTCCCCTAATCGCTACACAAATGTGCCAGTTGTTGCGCTGATCTTTTTGACTGTATAGTAAGACCCAGCCAATGGTGTTGCCGTACCCGCACTTTGGGTAAGTTGCAGCTTGAAGCTTGTCGCGGCGTTGGTTTGAACTTGAGTGACAAACTGGAATGCGTGGTTGACGGCAGTTGTCAGCGATCCAGTCGCCGCAAAGGCAGCCGTTGTTGCGCCCTGCGATCCAGCAAATCCGCTTATTGGTGCGCCAGCGGCAATACCAGTCACTGGAGATGCCAGATAAGTGCCTACGATGCGTGTGGGGGCGGACGATGCGGTCAAAGTCCAAGTCGCCGTTCCCGCAGTGGTTTTTGTCATCACCGCGTAAATGTAGATTTCGTACACAGACGAGGCTTCAAGAGATATTGCCGAGGTTGCCCCAAAGAAATCACCAATGGTGGGGCCAAATGCAGTTACGTTTGCGGCAAGGTTAAATGTCTGTTCCCCAACAATAGCGCCGTTGCCAGATGTGGCATTGGCAGAAACCGCACCCGTGATCGTTGGGGCGGTTCCAAGGACAACAGAGCCAGTTCCTGTAACAGACTGGAAATCAGTGAAACCAGCCTCCCAGTCGGCGGCGGTGGTGAGGGTGGTGCCAATACAAGTCACCATCGCGCTCAGGCCAGCAATGATGGTTGCCACAAGGTTTCCGCCAGACGAGTTGACAGTGAGTGACCCAGTGGAGTTGTTTACGATGTGAAAAGACCAGCCAGCCCCAAGGGTTGACGTGACGGGCAATGTAATTGTCTGCGTGGTCGAACCAGTGAACAGTTGGTACTGGCTGCTCGTGTTGGTCAAGACTGTTGTGCCAGCCGCCGTTGCGGTGGATGTGTATCCCAAGAAAACCGCAGCAGCCGCTGGCGCTGTGGTCACACCAGTACCGCCATTGCCCAGTGGCAAAGTTCCAGAAACGTCTGTTGTGAGGCTGACGGCGCTAAAAGTGGGAGCGCCAGATGCGTTCCCATGAAGAACCTGAGTTGCCGTCCCAGCCGCCGTAGATGCCATTGCGGTTGTGGTGCTTCCGTAAATCAAACCGTACTGTGTAAGGGCGCTGCCCTGCCCAGTGCCACCATCAGCCACGGCCAGATCGGTGATGCCAGTGATCGACCCGCCCGTAATGGCCACGCTGTTGGCGTTCTGGGTGGACATGGTTCCAAGTCCAGTGATGTCAGTGCTTGGGATGGTTGCGGATGCTGTGAGCGGCGAGGTGCCGCTTCCCTTCACATATCCAGTCAGGGTTGATACCCCAGTGCCGCCATCAGCAACAGCAAGATCGGTGATCCCCGTGATTGAGCCACCCGTGATGGCTACAGCACTTGCATCCTGCGTTGACATCGTACCCAGACCAGTGATGTCGGTATTTGGTATGGTTGCCGATCCAGTGAATGGGGTTGTACCACTGCCCTTGATGTAGCCAGTGATGGTTGTGACACCCGTGCCACCAACGCTAACCGAAAAAGGAAACGTTATGGGTGTGGTGATGCGGGCAGCCGCGATGACCTGAGCCAAGCTGATCTTTACGGATGTGCCAGCCTGTACACCCTCAAACAGTTCGGCCCCAGACAGGGATGCAACCGCAGGGAGATTGGGGATTTGTACGTTCGCCATCAGATCGGCCCTGTCTTTGGAACTTCAGTGTTACCATACGGCAAACCTGGGTCATTGTCACCTGGGGCATTGGGATCAGTTCCAGGTCTTTCATTCAGGCTGCCATCCGCGAAGCCTGTCTGCTGGACAACGCGCTTCTTGTCGTTTTCGGTGATGCGAGTGTCGCCTTCTGGCACCATGAGGCCAGTCTTGGCGTTCATGGTCGCGGGCAAGCTCGTCAGGCGGTAATCCGTCTCGGCGCGCTCAAACTGCTCTGGGCGCGGGTTCATGATTGGAATGGGGTCTGGGGGAAGCACAATGGCGCGAAGCTGCTGCTGCGGATTATCCAAGCAGTGCCTGCACACCAAGATACGCTTGTTTATGATCGACGCGCCAGCCCAGTCATACTGCCAATTCAAATTGACGTGGTTATAGCGGCCACCGCACCGATCACAGATCGCGTGAGCCTGCGGGGATACCCGTGACGTTCTCGCCTTACCTGATCTGGATGCGTATGCCATTACCTAAAATACCCCGAAATCATGGGACTGATGTACGTGCCGACATTCTCCACGTTCTGGTTGGACGCGATAGCATAACTTTCATCGGCCTGAGCCTTGAGCGCCACAGCCATCTGCGGGTTCCAAATTCGCGCCAGTCGGTACGCCAGTCCGTCAGCAAAGCACTCTAGCCAGAGGTATGGAATTTCAACGTTTTCGTTGTTCTGGAGGTTCGAGTCTTGGATTTGGCGCACACGGTAATACTTCAGGATTGTGGATGACGTGCCATCAGGAACGGGCCACAGCGTGATTGTGGGCGAAATCAGGCGGTCATACCAGAAAGACGTGACGAAGCCCTGCTGCTCCTTGTTTGGGTATGATGCGTACTCTGTACGGCTGATCGGCATAATGACGCGGTCGATGCCCTGATCTGTCGTGGTGTATGCATCAAGGATCATGACCGTGTTCGGCGCTACGGCGTAGGTGGTCTGGCCCTCAATCAGTGGCGTAGTGATCAGGTCAACCGCCCACAAATTTACTCCCTGGTTTGCCCACCGTGACAGCATCATGTTGGTCGCCATGCGGGCGGAATCCATATGCTCTTGCAGCAATGACGCTGGGCGAATACCCAAATTCATGTACGCATAAAGCACGATCTCGCCCAGACCTGGGTTGAACGCATATGTGCCGCTGGTGGTCATTTTTTAACACTTCCATGCTTTCAGGGACAGGGCTTTGCGAGTTGGCTTGCCCTTCTCGTCCGTCATCGGGCCTTCCATGCCAGACATCCTGGCACAGAATGACTTCTTGCGGCCAGCATCCTTTTCCGTCTTTGGATTTGGCGCTGGTGGCTTCAGGTTCATGCCCTGAGCCTTTGCGGATGCTCGCCCCTTTGCATTCAAACCGCCAGCGGGATTTTTTCCCTCAGCCCTCTGCCAAGCTGGTGTCTTTGCCATTACCGAATACCCGCTTGAACGATGTACGCCGTGACGGTGCCAGAGCCAGAGGTCACGTTGATCGATAGCGCGTGGTGCGGCACCGTGATTGACCCGTTGGTGGATGCGGTCTTTGCGGAGAAGCCAGCATCAACGGCCCACACCGATGGGGTTACCACTGACGGATCATCCATTGAAATCTCAATGTTGAACGTGGCCGTGCCAGATACGACTGCGACGATGCCGACATTGAAGGGGTTTTGGAAGCTGTCAGAGGCAATGACCGCGCTCCGCCCAGTGCCAGTTTTTGAGATTGTGACGGGGGTCATGCCTGTCTCCTACAGAAGTGGATGAGGGGCCGTGAAGCCCCCCACGCTATTTTGCCTTGGCGGCTGCTGCCGACATCAGTGGCATACCATGTACAGGTTGTCCACCAGTGACGGTGCGGCTTCCAGTGGGGTTGTGCGGGGTGAAGTCCTCGGTGACCGAAGGCTTACCCGTGCTGACCGATTTATCGATGGTCATCGATGGTTTTTTGTTCCCAACGCGGATGCCGTTTTCCATTATGCAAGCTCATGCGCTTGGATGTAACGGACAGTCAGAGTGCCAACGCCTGCGCCAGTGTTTGCCGACTTGACAAAGATGCGCTTGTCATTGGTACCGATGTCATCCCAGTTTGCAGTGCGGGTGGCATCAGTACCTGGGTTCAAGCCAACAAGGCCAACCGTCATAGATGTCAGGGCGACAAGTTCCGTTGCGGTCGCGGTAGTGCCAACGCTCAAGGTTGATGCAGCCCCATCCCATGCCACAGTGTTTAGCATCTGGATGTTCAAGATATGGCTGTTGGCAGGCAGCACAATGGTGGTACCCAGTGCGGTTGCGGTCAGCGCCTGCGTGATTGGATAGGTCTGAGCCATGACAACTGAGCCAACGTTTTTAACGTCTTGGCCGAGTGTGGTGCCAGAGGTGTTCAGAATATTGCCCGCACGAATCGGGCCAGTGAAAGTAGTCTTGCCCATTTGAGGCTCCTTTTGCACGATGAGGACGGTCTGTCTGTGCAAAGTCCGCTAGGGCGGTCAGATCGTCCGATTGATCCTAGATGGTGAAGGGGGCCGAAGCCCCCTCCGTTTTTTGCTTAGGTTGGGAACGAACCAAAGATCGAGCGCCAGTTGTAGTACCCGAAGGAGTAACGCTCGTAGCCCTTGACCAGCAAGTTGTCCGTGACGAAGTCCACCTGCATGTCTGTCTCGAACTTTACCCGCTCCATGTAGGACAGGCCGTCGATGTTGGTCAGCAGGAACCATGCGCCAGTCGAGGTCAAGAAGTCGTTGACCATGTAGCCCTCTGGCAAGCCGCCAGCGGTGGACATGATCGCGTTGACATCGTTGTCCGCCGTGCCTGGACGCAGTTCGGTCTTCGTCAGACGAATTGCAACTGGTTCCAGTTGTGGTGGGACAATCAGCTTGCGGCCACGGGCGAATACCTTCAAGCCAGCCTGATCGCGGAAGTTGGTACGAATCGAGATCATGCCATTCAGCAGGGTCGCTTCGTTCAGTTCCACATCGGTCGTTGGGCGGTTTGCAACCGTGCCACCATCGATTGGGTGCGAGGTCGAGATCAGAGCAACGCCGTCACCGCCAACTGCACCGTTGTAGGTGGTTGCGGTGTTCAGGATGTTCGCGCCATAGATTTCCTTGGTCTGCTGGAACGATTCCACCAAGCCGAGGTTCGAGGGTGCAAACTGCGTTTTGTACAAGTTATCGTCAATGGCTTTGCGAGTGATTGCGTAGCCCAAGCCGATTTCCGTATGCTCTTGGTTGTAGATAAAACGCTCACCAGCGCCGTTGTCGAATGCGGTCTGGCCACCTTCGGTTTTCAACTGCGCGAAGCCCAAGAAGCGCATTTCTGCGGTGCGCTCAAGCGCCATCTTGGAATTGTGCTTCGTGAAGATTTTATCGTACTGAGATGGGATCATCTCGTACTTGCCTTCGATACCACGCAAGCCTGGTAGGAGAAGGTCTTTGATTGCTGAAAGATTAACAGCCATTTTCTATCTCCTTACACGCCAGCAAAGTTGCGTGGCATTGCGTTGTTGAAACCAACGATGATCTCGTTGTACCCGCTCGTAGCGTCATTGCCGTTGATCCCAGCCAGTGGCGAAGTCTGGCCAGGCTCGAAGTTGGCAAGTGCAATAATGCGGAACGGCAACGCAGCGTTTGCACCCAGCACACCAGCCGAAGACAGGGTGAACTGATCAGCAAACATGGTGGAGATACCCGTCGAGGTACGGCCATTCGTTTCGCCAGTCGTGGCGCTGTCCTGCCAGTTGAAGCCGATGTTCTCGCCCACGTTGGCTTGGCCGACAGCCGTTGCCGTGGTGTTCGAGTTGCCAGTCTGCACGGTGAAGCGAGCATTTGGATCGGTGATCACATAGGCAATCACATCACCAGAAGCGTCCGAGCCGCCCCAGTAGTTCGACCATACGGTGCGCTTCTGCGATACCGACAGGTATTTGCAGCCAGTGAACACGCCAGCCACGGGGACATAGACGGTGACCACGGGGGTGGAGGTTGCCGAGGTTGCAGCCGCAACGCCAGTGCTTTGAACCACGACAGTCGTGGAGGTTGCCGAGGTGACCGTGAAGACACCGTTTGGAACGCCAGTCGCGTTGCTCACAACCACAACAGAACCCACTGGGGCTGCCCAGTTGGTCGATGCGAAGGTTGGGATGTTTGCGGTGCTGGACGAGATCGCGGTGAAGGTGATCGTCATTGCGCCAGTGGCGACAGTGGCGATACCCGTGGCAGCAACGGTCAGGGTTACTGGGCCAGTTGCTTGGGCGATGTAACCAGTGCCTACGCCAGTGGCGTTGGAGGCCTGCATTACAGGGTCATTGAAGAAAATTGGGGTCGTATTGCCCGATGCAATCGCGGCCATGGTCTGCTCGTAGGTTGGAGCCGAACCAGTGCCTGAATACTGGGCGAAACCGATAGGCGCAAACGTATTTGCCATGCGGAAATCTCCTTTACAGGAGGTCTATTTCGCGCACCGAGGCGATTTATGACCAAGGGGGTGATTTGGACAGCCCCGCCGAGGGGATGGATGTACGCACCATACCTCTATTTTTACGACAAGTAAAGAGCGCGGCACCGACGAGATTTTAAGGGGGCAGCCCCCCACCTCGGCTTATCCTTTCAGCGGTTGCGCCGCATCCCCAGATACTGGGCGGAATCCACCTTGGCGTTGTTCTCCCCTATAGGTTGGGGTCTTGCTTTCTTTAGCATTCGCCGCGCTCAGGTGGCCTGTCTGGTAGGACTCGAACCCACAACCATGGGGATAGAAGCCCCGTGCGCTATCCAGTTGCGCCACAGACAGTCCGCCAGAAAGCGGTTGTCGGTCTTTCCCGACTGTCAGGTCAACGTGTCACCACGTTATGTTACTTTTTTACGGTAGGGGGTTCGACACCCCGCTCTACCAAGTCTCGACCAGCGAGCAGGAATCGAACCTGCACCCGACAACACTATTATCGATCAAACTTTGAACACGCAATAGCTATTTCGCCATTGAATAACGCGCCTGCTTTTCTTGTGAACACCTTCACAAGGTCGCATTTGCCCAACTTCTTGTCCTTGGGGTCTACCTTGAAGTGGCGACATTCGTCGCACTTCGCATTCATATCAGGGTTGGCCCACGTCACCTGACCCTTGACTGTCTTCGTCATTCTCTCTTCGAGTTCCATATCTAATTCCATTATTCATAAATGTAGAGGTGTGCGGCTCAATCTGATCCCATGCGTCTTGAATTGCTTGGGTTCCCTCGGCGCGTATTATGCGCCGAAGGGTTTCGATCTTCTTGTAGACGGTGGACGGCTTGATCATTCAGGGATTGGCATGGCTTCATACCCCTTCTTGATCTTCGTCATATTCTCGCCCTTGTGGCTGCGCTCGAACTCACCTGGGCGTGAGGCTGACAGCTGTTCCTCCTTGGCCCGAACTTGTAGGCGCGCGCGGCGCTGCTCAATAGAGCGGGCCTCTTCGGTGATCTCTAGTGGGCGCTCCATCAGTACCATGCCCTTGCGAATAATCATGGTGCCTGTGTACCCCAGTGGCATCATCTCAGGGTGTCTGGATGCTGGCACGATCTCCCAGCCATTACCTTGCAGGTAAGTTTGGTGGGAGGGGTCTTCAGCGCCAAGGACAGTCCACCTTTTCCACTCATAGCTCCACTCTTCTGGGACAATGCCAGGCTCCACAAAGTATTCATTGTGGCCGCTGTCCGTTTTATTGTGGTTGCGAAGCTCCGCAGTACGGGCCGCCGCATCCCGTGGCTGCTCAACTGTCGCCATTGGTTGGCGCATGCTGGGCCGCACACTTTTTGTCACCTTCTGAAATTCTTCATCGCTCATTTGAGTTTACCTTCCTTAATGAGTGCAATCTTGTTCTTGGCATAGTCCTGCTCGCTCATGCCCATATCTGAGGCTGCCTCGCGCTCTGCCGATGTAAGCCTGACAGCGTTCTTGTTGCCACTGCCTGTGCCACGACTGACAGGTGCGGCTGCTGGGGCAGCATCACGGCGCTGGGTGACCTTTGCGGCGTACTGATCGCCAGTGTCGGTCGTTTTCGACACGCCAAGCTTGGCCTCAATGGCTGCAAAGTACGCGGGGGTGTCTACGGCGATGCCATCGTCAACCGCATCCTCATGCGCTCGTATCATCTTGCGATTTAGGCGCTGATCGGTGACGAATTGAGGATTGCGGCGCACCCAGTCTGCCGATGTGGCGGAAAGGCGCGATGCGAAGGCCTCAACGGGGTCTGCGGGGACGTATTGCGGCTCTGGGGTCTTCGGTTTGGAGGTCATAGCATCCAAGCCGTTGCGAAGTTGCTGCAATTGAGCAGATTTTTCGCCCATAAGCTGCTGAATATCAGCCGCCTTGGCAAAATCCTGATTTTGCATAGCAATTTGGTAATTGCTCTTCAGGATTTCCGTGTCGCGCACCACGCTGTCGATGGCACTGGATACCAATTGGATTTCAGTGTCATCCTTTTCGGTGTTTGCGTGGTGCGCCCGCTTCTCTGCGGCCACACGCGCCTCTCGCTCAGCGTTAAGCTGCCGCTTTAGCTCAGAAACAGTGTCCTGAACGTCTGGGACTGCCTCTTTCTCGACCTCGACTTCAGGCAGATCATCAACAATAACTTCAATTTCTTCTTCATCCATGTCTTTTCACCTTCAATAAACGGAATCTGGGTGGGGTGCGCGGCCCTTGATGCTGATGTCATCAAAAATGCGGCACAAAACGCCATTGACGGTGATAGACCAGCCGTCAGATGGGCGGAAAATGAGCCAGTCGTGGTCTTGGAAGGTCACTCCAGTGAACCAATTGCCGTCCTGCTCAAATGCGAGAGGCCCCCGCTTGACCAGCAGGCCAACTTTTGACTGGTATCGATCCTCATCGAGGTGATTTGCAGTCAAAATCAGGCCAGATTTTGTCTTTTCTGGCCGCAAATATACGGCGAGAAGCACTTGGTTGTGAAACAACTCAATGTTTGAGGTGTCACCAAGCTCTTCCAACAGCTTTTTCTTGGGGTCTTCTTCGTGGCTCATGGGCATATGGGGCATGTCTAATCCTTACATGGTCTTGTTAATCGTGGCGGAAACCTCGTGACACATTGAGATGACCTCATCGAACGCGGCAATTTTTCCGACCGCCTCACGATATTCCTCAATAGTCTTAATAGCAAGTCCGCCAGCCATGTTGCTGACGATCTCGGCCTTGCGTTCAAGGATGTATTTGACAAGTTCACGCTCGAAGGCGGTGCTTACGGTGGTGATCATCTGTAATCCTAATATCTGAAAGTAAGGGGCCAGTGTTTAGCTGGCCCCCCAAGGTTTACTTCCTGAGGTCTTTGTTCATCTTCTCGCCGTAGGCATCGACCTTCTCCTTGCGCGCACGTCCACCACCAGAACCGCCAGTGATTGGGTATTCCACTCTGCCGCCAGCCTTGCGGCCCATCATAGGCGCAGGCATTGGGGGGCGGTTCATCATGGGCTGAGGCATCCCACCGCCAGCGGGTGGCATTGGGCCAGCACCCGCAGCGCCTGCCAGAGCCTGCTGTAGACCTGGTGGGAGCGACATGTGGGCGGGTGGCGGTGCCGATGGCATTGGCGCAGGCATTGGCGCAGGCATCGGCATTGGTGGCTTCATCATGGGCGGCATACCAGCGGGTGGGACGGGCATAGCGCCAGCCTTCTCAGCATTGTGCGGATAGATGTTGATGCTGATGTTGCTCTTGCCAACCTTACCACCCGACTTGCGGGCCGTACGGCCACCCTCTTGGGCCATCGCAGCGCCACCGCAGGCCTTACACATGCAGTCCTTGTGGTGCATGGCCTTGCCGCCCTTCTTCATGGCGCTGCCGCCAGATTTACGGCGCGTCATGTCGCCAACATAACGATCAATTCCCTCCCGCATTTCTTTTGGCATATTTGCCATGTTATTTGAAAATTCTCTTTCTTTAATCGGCAAATCTGCCATGCCCTGAAAATCTCTTTGTGGTGCGCGTTCTCGTGGTGGGTATTCAGTAAAATATGAACGAGAGCGGCGCGCATCATTTCCGTATCTATCTTGGAGTTCCATATCTTGCATAGCATCATCAGTCATATTCACGCCACCATCGGCTTTTGCAGCACGACCACCATAGTTCTTGGCAGTTTTGGCTGCATCCTTGAAGTCAGAGGCCGATGGAGCGCCCTTAGCGCCAACCTTGCGCATCTTCTCTTTTGAGCCGTCTTCAATGCGCTCGCGCTTGGCGTGGATGTTAGCGTACAGGCCACCACCGTTTGCCATCTTGCCAACGCCGTCAGCAGCAAAGTCTGGAACCTTCTTGCCGTCCTTCTCGACCATCTTCATTTTTCCGCCAGCGGCGTAGCCCATTTTGCCGCCGCTCATCTTTGCGGTGCGGCCCTTGGATGGCATGTCGTGCATCTTGTCGGCTTGGGATGCTTCCCATTCCTTCATGGTCATGCCCATCTTGGCCGCCATCTTCTTGTCTTCCATCATGTCCTTGGCAGAACCCTCGGCCTTGCCGCCGCGCTTGCGGCCCAAGGTTTCAAGGTCGTATTGATCTCGTTCCGCCGCCCTGTTTGCGCGCTCCAGTGCCTTCATGCCCTCAGCCTCGGCAGCCGCATCCATGATTTTCTGCATGCGCGCGGGCGATGGACGTGGCTTTGGCCGTGGTGACGTTTCCATGGTGGTTATTGGCACAGCGCCCATCTCGTCCATCATCTCACGCGATGGGCGTGGCATTGGGCGTGGCGAAGAGATCATATTGCTGCCACCGACCTGCTTTTCGGTGCGGCCACCCTTCTTGAAGCCGCCAACATGCTTAATACCTTCGCGCTCTTCGTTGGCATCCTTGACGTTACGGTTTACCAATGCGTTGGCGTATTCCGTTTTGCCGCCAGACTTACGCGGTGTGCGGCCAGCGTGGGTCATGGCTTCAGCGCCATCTACCTTGCCGCCGACCTTGAATGCGCGGCGAGAGACTGGGCGAGCGCCCGTCTTCACGTCTGCGTTCAGCGGCTCCGCTGGGGTGAACGTCGATGCGTCAACTTTTTCTGAAGTGGCTCCGCAGAGGCGCTTGGCCTTCTGCTTCATTGCCTCGCGTAGGCTTTTAGCGTCCATTTTTCGATCCTCTTAGGTTACCAGGCGTCCCTGTTGCACTTTCATTGTACATCGAAGTGAGCTTCAATGCACGATCTATGTTTTTGGCCTTGCCGCCACGGTTGAAGCCGTATTTCTTCATGCGATCTTCTTCCGCACCCTTTACCAAATCAACCACTCGCTGATCAACTTTTACCGCAGGAAACTTGGTCATGAGGGTCTGCTGAACTTCGGTTGGGTTCTTGGTGTTCTTGACATGCTCTTCAAACAGCTTGCTGGAAGGGACTAAGGCGCGGAAGCGTCCAGCGTACCCCAGTGTGGGTATGCCGTGGGTGTAAGTGCCGTGCGCCCGCATTTCGTCGTTTGCAACCAGTTCACCCTTGGGGTCAAGTTGGGTTAGGCCGTAGCCAGTTGAACCTTGAGGTTCAGCCATCAGGTCTGGGTGAATGTTTGCGAATCTGGCAGACCCAACATTCGGGAACCCAGCGGACTGCCAGCGGACGCTGTCCATGTTTTTAAGGAAATCTGACACATGCTTACCAGGTCTTGGTTGGGGTCGTAGCGTGTCTGGCTGACCTTTTTTGCCGCGAACAACGGTAGGTTGGTTGAAGAAAAAGTCATGAACGGCTTGGGGTTTCATAATCCCAGGCCATGGCATTGGGTACTTCTCATCATGCGGAAACTTGCTCTGCATTTCCTCATCAAATGCATCGATGTGGCGCTTGGCAATTGGCAAGTTCGGCACCTGATTGATCACAGAATGCAAAAGCATGTGTGAGCTATCACCAGCTACATCGCCCATAAGCAAATGAGCGCCATAGACGGGCGATCCCTCTGGCACATCCTTGCCGACACGGCCCTGCATACCCTTGGATGCCCCCTCACGCGATCTCCAGCCCGTTGGTTGGTTGGTGCGCAAGAATTCAGACCGCATGTAGTCACCGCCGCCCTGCTGATCGACAGGCTCTACCAGTTTGGTGCCGTGATGCCCCAAAAGAACTGTGTCCGCAGGGGTCTTGTCGCCAACAAAGGGGCGAATATATGCGCCCTCTTTTTGCATCTTTTCAATGTCGGCATACTTCTGCGGGGATAGGTTGTTCTTTGGTGCAAATTCCGCCTGAAGTTCTTCAAAAGGCGTGATCAGGTGGCCGCTCTTCTTGGTGGGGGATATGCCAGTCAGCTTGGGCTGGGCTTCCTGCAAGCGCGGATCACTCTTCATCAGCCCAGAACCCGTGCGGGTGAATGAAGATGTCTTCGCAGCCTTGAGGGCTTGACGAACAATTTCCTTGTTCTCTCTACCCTTGATTGAGCTTAAAGATGGTTCAAGCGCCCGCTCGGTTGCCTTATCCATGTCACTTCCCCTTGAGCTTGAGGGCATTTATAGCAGACTTCCCATCCTTGGTAAATCCGCGTGTTAGGGCAAGGGCAGTATCAACCGTGCCGCC